ATGTACTTAAAAATGAATTGTAACTGATTATAATACATTTGAACACAATATTAACACTTTATTAGCATATAAAAAAAACATCAATAAAAGTGTTGAAAAGTGTTGTAATTATCTGACAGTTTGTTATTATAGGTATGTAGGAAATGATTTCTACACATTGGAGAAAAAAAATGGGAAAAAGATATTACAAAGCAGAACTTCCAAATGCAAGAGACTACATTGCAAGAGGTGGGTCTGTGTTGATAACAACTACAAATGGCATATACCATTATGCAAGCTTTCAAGGAAATGTAACTGGTTTATCTTTTACAAATAAGCCAACAGGTGACAGAAATTACAATGTTGTAGAGCTTACTCAGAAAGAACACACTGCACTTAAAAAAGAAGAAAAGGCACTTCAAAATATGCCAGTGGTTACTTTAATTGCAGACACACAGCAGGGTGTAAAAGAAATCTTAACAACCAATGATATGAAGAGAAGATTGGTTAGAAATTGGTATTACAAAAATATTAGACACTGGAATACATGTGAAGCTATAAAGCAAGCAAAAAAAATTATGGATAAAACAAGGAGGGTTGCATAATGAAACACTTTAATAACAGAAAATTTAGTTTAATGAATTACATGTGTGACATTCTGTTTGATTTCTACGAAAAAAATAAATTAGAACACATGTGTGCCTTAGAATCTCGAATGAGTGGTAACTACAAAACTGAAGACCAAAAGGAATGGTTGGAAAGATTTGGCGATGTTTGGGACAGGATTGAAAATAGAGAGGTGGAGAGAAGTGTTCACAAGTGTTGACATTCAATGCTTGTGAGAGTAAATTTAAGTTTGTTCATTTAAATAAGGAGAATCAAAATGGCAAGAACAAGAAAAGAAGAGACTTACGATCAGATGATTGCAAGATACAGAAAGGACCTTGGAAAGGATATCCGTGAAACATACACAGGGCATTGTGTCCTTGGTGACCATGGTGAGTTCACATCTACCTTTGAAGGATTCCTCAATAACCCCATAGGTTGTAATGCTTGTATACAAAAAGGCATGATCACTTGGGACAGAGACTTCAATGAAGCATTGGTTTGGGAGGCAATGAAGAAAGTTATTGCAGATAAAAATAAACCTAAAGTAGAGGAGGTGGAAAGTGACACAGTATAAAGATGTTGTAGAAAAGCAAAACCAAAAGCTCAAAGAAGAGAAAGATGCAAACACGCTTGTTAGCCTTGGTTGGCAAAGAGAAGAAATTGGCAAACCTAATGTTGTCAGACACAAAAGATATCGAGACAGAGTAGAATATGAATATTCTGATAAACGCAAAAAGCCACACACAGAATGGAAATAAATTATCCATGTGGTTGGTTTGATGCAGAACAACTACCAAGCAAAGATGATGAGTAAAACAACACAAGACTACAAGGGTAACTTCTATGACGATGTTACTGGAAAATTATACAAATGGTCAGAGTTTAGAAAACTATTAAAAGAAAGAAACGAGGGGGAGAAAAAGGATGGTGCCAACAAATAAACCTATAAGCTTTGAGCAAGCTTTGTATGCTTACAAATGTCATTACCAAGACATGTACAACATGAGTGATGTGGAGATGCCCGACATTGTATCTTCATATGTGGATGCAAAAGGCGGTTGGTTTTTAAGAACCCACAACGATGAGAAATTAGCTCATGTATTAAAGTCGGGTTATGTTAAACTAAATTATTAAGAGAGGAACTCAAATGTTATTTAAGAAGAAAGACGATATCTTGTTAAACACTAGCAAGATGACAGCCAGTGAAGTGATAGAAACTTACGCTAGGCTCAACCTATTTCAAAAGGCAGGACTGCTGAGACTGTTGGTTAGAGATGTAATCTTTGAACACAATGATGAGCAGATCAGTGGACTGGAGTTCAACAGCATTGAGGTAGATGGAGCCATTATTACAGCTAAGTCAGAAGACTAAAGGCGGTTGGTTATTTTGCCAACCCTTCTCATGGTCATAAACTTCCACAGTTCGGGTATAGGTCTGAGATCGTTGTAAGCCATAGCAACACTAGGACCACTACCAAAATCTACATCTTGGGCTTTCTCTAAAAACTCTTTTCTACCTATCCACCCTGCAACCATCACTGAATCAGGTATGTCGTGAGGTGTTACAAGTATGGCTACATCAGCCTTAAAGTATTTCTTTTGTTTAAATAACAAATGCCCTGCTTGAGTAAAGGTAGCCTTCACATCAAAGGACACATCGTTGTCCCACATGTCGATGTTCATATCAATGCCACCCTTGTGGATGTCATGATCTATTTGGAAGATTCTAGCCACAGCTAACTCTCCCTTTACGCCTAACAGATCAATGTCGTGATCGGTGCGAGACTTATCTCTTCTTTGATTCGCAACGCCACTGGCTCTTGCCAGTTGCCACCGCAAAGATGCCGCTTGTTCGCATTCTGATAAATCCTGTCTTGAAAATCTTACTATCATAATAATCCCTTTTTCTTTTTGTAACTGTGAATGCCTACCCTAAACATGGTTCTAGCTGTGTCATTTGGTAGGTCGTGATATGCCAAGTTTAATAACCTGTTTGAAAGCATGTACATACGCTGAGGCAACCACGCCACTGCAAGGTGGGTGATTGTCTCAATGCGTTTGTCTTCAAAGCCATATTCTCGTAAAAAGTCCTCTCTTTCTTTTTGAGTGTTAAACTCTGAAGCTTTACCTGCCCAGTAAATATGATCGTGAATGGGGCGAGGTAAACTTTTAGCCAATTACAAATCCGAAAGTTTTATTGGCACAATCTGATTGTGTAAGTTGTATGGTGTATAGATACCTGTTTGCTCACACTTCAACAATAAGTCCAGTGCTTGTTCATTCAGAGATCGACCATACTCTATGGCTTCAGGTTCTAACTCATAAACCACATATGGATATGGATGAGTCTTTTCTATTGCAAGAAACTGGAACCTATCAACTTCAGTCAAACCTACATTTTTAGCGGCATCAAGATAGAAAGCTGCCTGTTGATGATAGCCAAATGTTTTAACTGAATGTTTAAAGGCTCTTGGTGAAGCGTCACGACAGGTCTTAAGATCAACGATCACATTGTCTTGCAACATATCGAAACGAGCTTTACACAAATGCCCAAAGTAATCGAAGACCACTGATAGCTCAGTCTTGTCCTCGCCTCTTGGTTTAAATGCATCAAGAACCTCACAACGAGCTACACAAGTGTCATACAAATCTTGTGTGATAACGCTACGGTTACCAACAGAAGAAAGAAAGTCTGCGTACTCTTCTTTGCCTGCCTTGGTTCTTTTGTCGACCTGTGGTGCTATGACGAACTCATCGTCAAACACATGAGGTTCTAAAAATAAACAATGTTGCAATCTACCCTCAACAAAGAATGAAGCCTCGCTGTCAGGCTTGACTTCATATTTATATTTATAAGGGTCTTTTATGATGGCTGAGAGATCGTGTGAACGAAAGGCTCCCAAGTCATTGTATTCAGGGAAAGGCATGTCGTCATACACTCCCTCTTCGTAGACCACGACATCGAAGCGTGGTTCAAAATCTATTACATCACCCATGGTATAAAAGGGGGGCTACTAAATCTATTTGTTATGGAGAATCAAATATGAAATATATATCATGACCTAGTAGCCCAAACCGTTAAAACGGGATTTGGTCCTCGATTGATTTCTTGTCATCAGCCAAGTTATCAAGAGAAGAAAACTCTGTTGACTCTTCTTTTTGGTACTTGGCACTTTCAGCTTTGTTTGATGCCACCACCTCAAAAGATTCATCGATCTTATTTTGCACCCATTCAGGTAAATTTACAAACACATCACACATGTCTTTGTTGTCGTTTGCATACTCATCGACATCAAAAGCCACTTGCTCGTTAACTGTTGCAACTTTTTGTACACCACCTTCAGGGTGATAGACAGCCGTTACTTTTGGATTGCCACCCGAAGTATATTCAACCTCAAGCTCACAAGTGCATCCTAAGATGTTGGTCAAATCAAAACCTTTAAGCTCATCATCGGTGAACTTCTTATTACGCCATGCACATAAATGTAAAAACAAAGCAGA